ACTTCATAACTTGCAGAAGCATCATCTGCAATGTTCCATTTGTATGTTCCTGCTAGACTAGGTTTATTAATTAAGTCTGCGTAGTCGCCTGATGTTGCTACAGTTGCATATGCCGTATTACTTGCACTTGTTACAAGTCCTTTTGCATTTACTGTTACAGTATTAAATGTTCCAACATTTGAGTTTACTGTGTCAAGTGTTAGTGTAACTGTACTTGCGTTTGCGGCAATGGCTCCACCTGTGTTACCACTCATGTCTCCATCAAATGTTATGCTAGGTCTTCCTGTTAGATCTCCGTAAGCACCACTTGTTGCTACTCCGGCAAATCCTGCTTCAGTAATGGTTTGATTGATCCATGCACCAGTTGCAGAATCATATTGTAATAATTCGTTGTCGGTAATACTTGTAATATTAACATCAACAAGTGTACCTAAATTGTCTCCACTGACGTCAGTAATAAAAGCAGATGTTGCATTATCGTACTGTGATAAATCTGTGTTAGCACTAATGGTTATATCACCTTCAGCGTTTGAGGCAGTGCTAATTACTCCTCCGTCGCCTAATATACCTAAGTTTTCTCCACCCTGTACAATACGAACCGTGGAGTCGTCTGCTCGTAATTCAACTCTTCCGATAGCACTTGCTACAATATCTTCTGCACTCTGTAGACTTAATGTTACTGCATCTGAATTTGGATCAACTGTAAAATTAACACCAGGACCACCAATTACTGTAAGTGTATCATTGTCTGCATCTGCAACCACTTGTCCGTTAGTGCTAGACCCTTTTGTTGCGACTATTCGACGAAATGAATCAATTACTTTTACTGACATATTTTATGGTTCTCCTACGTGTATTTACCGTAATAATAGAATAGGAGCATTGTTTCCAACACTCCTATTGCTACTTTAAATGTACTTTTTATAATGTAGTCGCCTATGGCGTGGATAAATCCGTTTACTATCAGGTTCTTTTTGTTATGATAAAGTGCTTTGTTGTACTATATTATTTATTGCACTGTTATTAGTACGCAACTTTTCTGTTGCCAGGTAAGTTGCCAACCCCGTTAGCCTAAACTAGGCCGCAAGTGCTAGATTTTCATCTGCATTTGTAGTTTTCTTCGCGGTAACGGCGCTTAGATCCCGGTAACTCCACTTTCCTACTTATCTATCAGTCGATCCTGTTTCAGGCCCATCATAAAGACATTGATCCTACAGGCTTACAAATATATTCTACTGTATCCCAATCACCATCTGCTGGCATTGTTTGATACTCATTCAACATATCTGTACATTCCACTTTGGATTCAAACCATTGTACGTCTTGTTCTAGGCAGGTCGAGCCTAAACAAACTGTAAGTAAAATGTGCCAAATGACTTCCATATCAATGTCCTTATGGTGGACCTGCTCGGTACTGCCCCGAGGTCCTGTCTAGTGTTTGAATTGCTTCAACGTTACAACTATATTTATATACTCACTTTTAGCCTTTGTCAAGAACTAAATGCTAACTAACGTCCAAGAAAATACTCAATATTAACAATGGAGAGTTATGACAGATGATAGATCAGTTGACGCAACTTATGAAAACGAAGGTAGCACTGTAACGATTTCTTTAAAGGAATACGACAAACTTCGTGAACGCCAAAAATACATTACAGATAAAAGCCTAATATCAGTTATCGATAAAATCGAAGAACTAGTTAGAGCCTTACGAAAACATATTGTAAGAACGGATATAGAATAGGATAGTTATGGCTAAAATGAGAACATATACTTTCTACGATGGAGAAAATGTAGAAACAAAAGAAGCAACAAGTTACAAGAAAGCAGTAAAAAGTTTTCAAGGTAACACAAAAAGTAAATCAGTTAGAGTAGAATGGGAAGCCAAAAAAGGCGGACTTTACGAAATAACACAACAACTACCAATGGGTAGAAGTAAAAAACTAGGAAGATAATATGAAAATACACAAGTCATTTGAAGGTCATATATCACAACCTAAAAAAACAAGTCAAGCAGGTAAAAAGGCACGTTGTAAATTTAGTTCAATGAACAAAGCAAAAAAACGTAGTCATAAATTTTACAAAGGACAGGGAAGATAATGGCTGGAATAAAAGCACGTGGTGTAATCACTAACCACTTAAAAAGATATCATAAGGAAAAAGAAATTGTACCTTGCAAATATATTGCTGATGGCAAAGGGAAAGGTATAATGGTTGCACAATACAAAGAAAGTAGAGATCTAGTAGTAGATGATCTAGGTAAACCTATTCCTTGGGGAATGGCTTAACCTCCAGCAAAACAATTAGCACTACCAGCGGCAACTGATGTGCATCCGCTGATGCCATCGCCTACTCTACCACAACCCAAACCGTTTACGAATACTGTGCTTGAACCAACTGCGATTGGAGCCGCGTGAGCCGGACAAGGAACACCAGGTAACAAGTGTGTTGTGTTTACATCACTTTGTCTACTAATACCAATACCATTAGCAAATACATTACCACTACCTACTGCTCTAGTCATTCCTGAACAGTGTGCTACATCTGCGTCACCTATTCTAGTTATTGCTGGCATTACGTTCAATCTCCATAAGTTGTTCTAACCTTGCAGGCCATTGTTCTATTTCAGCATGTTGTTCTTCTGTATGTGGTGGTTCAGGTATCTGTGGAACAAACTTAATTACATGATCAAATTTGCTAGGAACATCTTCCCATTTGTTCACAGTTACCTGTTTACCATCGATAAGAAATGTAAACTCGTGCATACGAGTATTTATTTTACTTTACTTGGAGATTTGGTGGTGCAGTTACAATACCAGATGTTTGTTGCTGATAAAGGTCTGCAAATTGTTTAACAGTTTTAGTAATAACCATTAAACTTTCTTTTTTGAATGTGTATGCTTTGTCAGGTTCACCAGTAAACAAATACTGTTGTAATCCTAATCCTTTGCCACCCATTACAAGTGTAAGTGGAGTTTTAATTTTTACGTTGTTATCACTTTCTTCTGTAAGTTTACCTACAAGTTCTTCACCTGAGGTAAGTTTAAAAGTTACAACATCTCCAACTTTATATGGTGCTTCGATTAACATTATATTGTGTGTCCAGTTCCGTTGTAGCCAGTGTCTTCAACATATTTTACTAGGTTTTCGTAACCACCAATCTTCTGACTGTTGATAATAATTTGTGGTACTGTTCTTGCAGTTGGAAATTGTTCCAACAGTTCTTCTCTTGTGTAGTCTGTGCCTAACGATTTGTATTCATATTTTAATTGTCTAGATTCACAGAACTGTTTTGCTTTACTGCATGATGGACATGCAGGTTTGCCATAGATTTGTATCATAGTTTAAAGTCCTTAAATGTATCTTTACTGATGTCTTGTTTTACTCCGCCGACAATATAACTTTCTACTTCAGTTTCTTGAGGAGCAACTTGTAGTCCTGCACTTGATAGCCAGTGTTGTGTCCACGGTAATGGGTTAGTGTTTAATGGACGATCATAAATTGTTTTAAGTCCCAATGCTTTAAGTCTTTTGTTTGCAATAAACTCAACATAAGCATGTAAAAGATTAGCATTCAAACCAATCATACTTCCGTCTTTAAACAAATAATCTGCCCAACGTTTTTCTTCTTCAACACATTCACGCCATAGGTCATAAACTTCATCTTCAAGTTCAACTGCGATCTTTTTCATATCTGGATCATCATCACCTTTGGCCCAGTGTTTAAGAATATGTGTACTTAGGTTAAGGTGTGTTGCTTCATCTCTAGCAATAAGTGAAATAATCTTTGCAGATCCTTCCATCATTTTTAGTTCGCCAAATGCAAATGTACATGCAAATGAAACGTAAAAACGTAATCCTTCTAAAATGTTTACAGTCATCATTGCTTTGTACAATGCTTTCTTTACATCATAGATATCACCTTTACCTTTGTTAAAATAATTGTTTGCAATATCATTGAACTCGTCATAGTATTTTGTTACACTAATTGCACGTTCAATAATCTTTTCATCATCTAAAATTGTGTCAAACACTTCACTAGGATTTGCATATACATTTTTTACAATGTGTGTATATGAACGTGAGTGAATAGTTTCAAAAAAGTCCCAAGCAATAATA